CGCTAGTTGACCTGAGGTAACAGCAATTTTACTTAGGTAGTCAGCTGCATTACCTAGTGAGCTTGCTTGGTTGCTTAGTTCAACATAACCATAACGTGTCATGAAGCTAACAACTGGCTCGAATGTAGCTGGATCTAGTACTGTGCCGCTTGACATCAGTGGGATGTATGGGCAGTAGAACGCTGCTGCGTCTGTTTCTGTTGAACCTTTGTAACCAACTAGAACATCGTCATTAGCTGCATACTGGTTAACATAAACACGCATTGTGCCGTTTAGTGTACCAACGAATTTTGTATTTGTTGGTGCTTCAAAAGTACCTTCTGTGCTACGTGCGAATGCAGAAGTTGTTGCACTCTGTAGAACTGTTAGTACTGTTGGGCTAACAACCGCCCAGTTACCTGCACCACGACGTGTGCGAGCTGCGATTGTGTTAGCGTTCTTGTTGATTAGAACTGCAAGAGCTGCATGCTCGTCACCAACAAATGTTGCTGTACCACTTACGCTACCTTGTGCGTATGTGTCAGCCGCTGCGCCTGCTAGGCTTGTTAGGCTAGCAATGATCTCTTGGTCGATCTCAGCAGTAATTTCTTGTGCAAGTGCTTGCATGATTTCTGCTTCAACGTCAAGACCGTGCATTGACTGTGCGTCTTGAGCAGCTTCAAAAGTCCAACGTGCTGATAGCTTACGTGTTTTCGCTTCAACAGTTTGCTTTAGAACTTGGATGCTCATTTTTTTACCAGCTTCACCTTCAAGTGCGCTAGTAGCATCTGCTCTGCCTGTACCTGCATTACCTGAGTAGCCGTTTGCAATTGCGAATGGGCTTAGAGCCTCGTCGCCTGCTGCAACGCCTGCATATGCTTCTGCATAACGTACACGTAGAGTGTGGATTTGTCCAACTGGGCCTGTCATAGGCTGAACGCCAACGATTTCGTTAGCAATAACAGTTGGCATTACACGACGAATCACTGGAAGAATAACTTTGTTAAGTGTTGCAATGTTTCCTGCACTTGTAGCACCAGTACTTGCAGATTCTGACAAGTAGTTCTTTGTGTTTTCAAGTGTGGTTTCCATCACTTTCTTTTTTGTTCCAGTTAGACCGTCGGTTAGAGCTGCTTTAGTTTCGCTCCAATTTTCCATTAGGTTGTCTGCCATTTTCGGTCTCCTTAACTTATACCGGCTAGTTTACGAAGGTAAACAATGTCTGCACCATCAGCTTCTGCTGACTCTTTAAGTGCTTCTTTATTTCCAGTGATTTCTTTTGAAGATTCACTAAGTACCTTCTTTTCTGTTTGTGGCTTTGCATCTTCCTTCAATACTGATGGTAGATACTTGTTGAATGCATTTTGTAACTTGTCAGTTTTTACGCTTTCAAGTAATGCACCCATAATTTCACGTTGTTGCTTGTTTAATGGTGCCATCATCTCTTGCATAACAGCTTTACGTTCTGCTACATCTGCTTTGATGCGAGCATCACGTGCAGATTCTTGTAGTTGAACTTCTTTTTCAGCAACTTGTGTTTTGGCTTCATCAAGTTTAACTTGTAGTGCTTTCATTGCTTTGTTTAGTTTTGCAACTTCAGTACCTTCATTAAGGTAGCTGCTCATAAACTCTGCCGCATATGTTTCGAAAATCTTACGTCCAAATGTATTTTCTTTGGCTACTTGAATATCTTCACGCAGTGTTGTAAGTTCATTCTTGATAGTATTTTCAAGAATGTTTTCGATTTTTGCCGCTGATTTAGCAATAAACTCACGCTTTGTTTCATTGATGACTTCTTTGCCTTCTTTAATCATTTTGACCTTCGCTTCAACTAGTGAGCGTTTGTCTTCATGAAACTCGTTGAGCTCTTTTGTAAGTTGTTCCATAACAAAGCCCTCTAATTGAGCCATGTTAGTTTCTTGCAACTTACGGTCTTCGCGAAGTTCGTTAATTTCTTTGCGAAGTGTATCCATCACAAACTGATCAAGCACTTTCGCATGCTCTTTCATATGTTTGCGATACGCTACACGATCTTCTGCAACTTTAGCTTTGTCCTCTTTGAACTCTTCTAGTTCTTTAGCGATAACATCACCAATCATTGTATCCATTGCTTCTACGATCTGCGCTTTGTCATTTTCATAACGTTCCGCAAATTCTTCACGTAGTTCTGTAGCAATTTCTTCTCTAGCTTCAGTGATTTTGGTTTCCCATGCTTCACTGATTGAAGATCTTACGTCTTCGGAGAGCGTACCTGAGCTTAATAGTTCATCTAATGTATGAGCCATATTAATCTCTCCTATACTTTAGGTTGTTTATAAAGTTTGTTACCTCTTCTTGGAGATAACGTTGTGCTCTGTTGTCGTATCTTGCTGCATCGGCAACATCCATTAATACATTACCACGTCTATGATTCATAATTCTTTCATAGATTGGGTCGGGGTAAGCATCTGGAGCACTTGGATTAGCAACAATGTCAACGGTTATAATTTCAAAGTCTTTGACTTTACCGTCTTCATTGACGTTGCCACTGCCTCTACTAGATACGCCTAATTTTACTCCACTTTCCAATAAAGTTTTACAAATATTACCCATTGGAGTTGGTAGAATTTTTAGCTTACCAATACCGTTAGGACCATCAATATCCATTTCAGTAATCATGTGACTTACACGATCTAAATTGATATTAAGATCATCTGGGTGATCAGCTTCGCCTAATACTGAATATCCTTTTTTAATTTTTTCATTAATTGCTTTAACAGCACTATGAATTTCTTGTGCAGGATAAACACGATTGTTTTGATTGCGTACATCACCTTCAATAAAAATACCTTTCATATACAGGCTCTTACCGTTACCTTCGTCGATTGCTTCAGTAACGATATTTGCTTGACTAAATGTAAGGTGTTCTTTTAAAGATAACATATTACTTCATCTCTCTCTTTGGTGCCGGAGCAGCAGATAATCCGCCTGCTTCTTGTGGACCTGTTACACCCATGTCTTTAGCTGCAGGTGCTTTTGCACTTGATTCTTCAGCTGTGTCTGTTGGATGTGGTTTACCCATGTCGTTGCCAGCATCGTTAACAGGTGACTTGCTGTTGTCAGAACCGTCTGGATGAGAAACATTAACTGCTGAAAGTTTTGCACCTTCATCAACTGCTTCTACTTCTTCTTCTACTTCTTCTGACTCAAAAGCAACTGCTTCTTCAGCTTCTTCAGCTTCTTCTGCTTCTTCACCGTCATCATCGCCCATCATGTCAGCAAATGCTGCACGTAATTCTGCAATTGCATCTTCAACGTTTG